ACGAGCAAAATCACTCTCATACCCTGGATTGGCTTTCATGCCGTCTGCATCATCAAAATTCATCGGTTCGCCCTTGGAAACGCCGACGATTTGAACAGTTGAGATACCAGGCTGCGCGTTCTCGTACTTCTCGGGATGCTTCCACATGTCATAGTACAGGTCGGGGTCATACCCTTGCACTAATGGTGATTTATCCCAGCTTGGCACAATGCGACAATCGCAATTATGTGTTATAATACCTGATGAAACGTACCATCCACCTTTAGTAGAGAGGTTGTATACATGGCAACTCCGCTCACTGAAACTGATAGACTCAACATCATCAATCTCTATCAATCGGGTGCTACCGCTAAAGAGATTATCGAGAAAATCGGATGCAGTAAAACAACCGTTTTTCGTATACTCAAAAGCAATGGCATCAAGGCACGCGGTAAGCGAATCCCAATGCCCGATGGCATTCTCGAATCGTTCAATAACGGAGAGAGCGTTTATTCCATCGCCAACCGTCTCAACGTCAGCCGTCAGGTTGTCGATAGGTGGCTCTCTGAAGCTGGAATCACTCCGCGCAACCAATCCGAAGCTGGAATCGTTCGCGCTTCTGCTATGACCTCCGAAGAACGAGCTGCACAAGCCGCAGCCGCCCATGATGCTGTTAGAGGTCGGATTGTTCCTGAATCCGAAAAGATTAAACGCTCCAAAGGCATCGAGCAACGGGCAGCTAACGGAGCTTTCGCTTTGAGCGACGGAGAATCCGCCATGCTCAATTGGCTCATTAATCGTGGTTTCAATTGCACGCTTCAAAAATCCGAGTGGATTTATAACCTTGATATTGCTATCTCCGATAATTTCGCCATTGAGGTTTTCGGCGGCAACTGGCACGCTATCAAAAAGCGTCGAATCCATGAAACCGCAAGACTCGAATACCTCCTTAGCCGTGGGTGGAACATCGTTTATATCTGGAACACTCCCGTTATCCCCATGGATGAAATTTGCGCAGATAAGGTTGTCGAGTTCTTTAATTTCGCCAGCGACAACCCATCCCCGCGTGGTAAGTATTGGGTGATTCGGGGTGACGGTCAGATTTCTACCGCCGCGAGTTCTGATGTTAACGAGAGTTCCTTTGTACTCCCTTCTCATTCCTGCAAGTAAGCCAATTCCAGCCACTTCTGTATCAGCAACAACACAATTTGCGTGCGCGTGCGATGCTGTCTCTTCCGAGTGGTACACGAACCCACGACTTGCAAGCATGATGCAAAAATCGCAAGTTTCTTCACCCGCTGGGATTCTTGCCCACTTCGGGCGCATCGGGTCGTTCTTGGCGTTGTACGCAACGCATTCGTTAGCTGCTCGCCTGTTCTCGTAATCGAGACGATCGGCGCACATCTTTATAAACGCATCCGTATCGCCGCCGTCCACTATCAATTGCACGAACGCCCGGATCGCGCCATCGGTCGCATCTGGATTGCGCATCGAATCGGATACAACGTCCACGGTCTCGCCGACCATGCGCAACCGCAAACCGTTGTAAAACTCTGCCGCCAATCTAGCAGCAACGTCAGTGGACGCGCCGCAAGCAACCTGCATGATTGCAATGACGGCGTTTCGCACGTCGGCTACTGGTTGCGAGTAGTCCACCTTGCTTAACGCTGTAACAAGCGCCGCCTTTGCCGATTCTGAAATCCCATTCAGCGAATTGCTATAGTTCTCGATGTAGCTACGCGGTATCACCGTTGCCATTGTCCACCGTCCCGCCGCCGAAGATTGCGCTTATAGCGTTGTTTGTGGCCTGGTCTTTTCTGACTGCTTCGAGCTGATTGAGCATCGTTTCCGTCTGCTCATCGTCAAGACCTTGATATATCTGCCACCAAAGCTTAGTCTGCGCGGCTTCGGGGACAACTGACGCGACTTTAACGCCAGCATCCGTCAATTGCGCCAACGTCGGCATTGCTGGGTTAGCAAATCGCGGCAAGATGGTATAACCGCGCTGCGCGATTGTCTCGAAGTCCACGCCCTCATTAGTTGCCAAACAGGCAATTGCAACGTCTGTGAGAGCGTCCGAGATATCGTCATGCCATGTCTTGACCTTGTTAATTAGCGGCGAATTTTCCGCGTAAATGGCTTCTGCGCTGCTCGGCTGGTCGTGGACAATCCCGAACTGCGCAACGTGGATGCCCGTTGCCGCACTCATCTTCGCGCACAAGTTGCGGAAATGGTCTGTCATCGGCTGCATACTCGGCTGCGGCAATTGCCCGAATTGGGGCGTTGTGCCGTCCTCGGTCATGTCGATGTTGAAAATAGATCCGATATAGGCATTCCAACGATTCGTGCCTTCGAACGGGTCGCCATCAGTTCCAAGCAAATATTTTTGCGTGGACGCTGCGAACGCCGCTGCAATTTCCTCGTTGATGTTAGCTCGCACCGCCGAATCAATGTAACCCATGACTTCGCGGGTAATCCTGGACGTGCCAAACGGCCTGTCAAGCGTCGATTCATGAGCTGCGAGGAATACGGGCAAATGGCCTAAACCATGCATCGTGTATTCGGCTCGCCACTCGCCGCCGATATTGCGAATCCTGATTAGCGCGTCATCGAGCACGACGTTAACCCATGTTGGCACGTAGTTGCCTATGTTGTTCTTCTTAATGTCCACCACGAACAATGCCGCTTCAAGGTCTTGTCGCGCGTAATCCCACGTAACGCCGCAAGCATTCGCGGGGTATGCGCTAATCCGCGCCCTGCCGTCCACTTTCGCCACGAAATACAGATTAAACGCCTGTTCAAATGCGCTCGTCGTGGCCTTGCGGTAAAGCATGCGCATTTTGTTTTCGCGCACCGTTCGATTGATGCTCGATTGCGCGTCCTCGTCGTTAATCGTGAACCCGTCGAACTTCGAATGCTCGACCATCACATCAACGACTTTCTTGCCCCATCCGCACGCCGCGCTGAGCCTGCGCAAGCTAGGCGGTATGCTAATTCCCAAATCAACCAATGCGTTGTGCATCAGGTAGTAACAATGGCGCTTCATGTTGTTATCGTAATGGTCGCGCCACGCCTTCACGAGACGTAAAACAACGTCGCGATCTTGTCCACGCAGGCCGTTCGCGGCTGCGATGGTATACGAAATGTCTAGCAACGTACTTTCGCCTTCCTGCCTGGTTTGCGTTTTGTTGTCATCGCCCCATACAAAGCAGCCGCGCACGCTTCAATCAAAGTCGCGTCTGCATCTTCCGTTGAATCGAAACCAAAGCCGCCGTTTTTGCCAATATCACGCCTAACGCATTTGGTCGCGCTGTCGTTTAGTGCTTCTTGCCCGTAATGCCTTAGCTCGCGCTCTTTAACGGCGTTTTCAATCATCGAATTAGCCGTAATTGCTTCTTGCGTTCCGAGACACTTAACGGCCTTTTTGCTGTAACCTGCCGCAATTAGCTTGTTTCGCAAATTCTCGGCATTTGACCTGCCATCGATAATCACGCATGCGGTTTTGTCCTTGCGGCTGATTAGGTTGTCAACAAACCATGTCAAACCCTCGGACATGTCACGCGATGAAACTACATACACAAACGGACTGTCATTCTGCGGCCTGTAGCACGCCGCTAGCGTTCCGATCATGCCATCAGGCGAAAACTTCACGCCGTAAGACAACGTGCCTTCCTGCTTCGGGTTGTCCACCTTGCAAGCGTTCCAGTCGGTTTCTTTGATTACCGTTTGGATTGTGTTGTATACCTTGCTCCACCATCCGAGACATTCACGAGCAAAGCCATCGGAGCTCATGGTGTCCATAACGTCAATCATCGTCGATTCTTTGATGCGATAACCCATCGCCGGATTGGTTAGGTAAACCAGCTCCATCAACTTTGCTTTGTCGGTTGTCGTGGGGAGTTCGTCCACCGCCCATTCGAGCCACCAAATCGACGTGCCTTTGTCCTCGTGCGCTTCGTCGTGCCATCGCCTAAACTCCGTACCAACGCATTTCGCATTCGGCGGAGTGCCCAAGTAAATCATTTGCGGGTCGCTGTCTGCCTTCGATGCGTCATCCGCTGCAATCGTCGTAGGCTTGAGCGCTTCGAGCTGTTCGGCTGTTAGCTCCTGGGCTTCGTCAACGATAATGACTTGATACGTTTCGCCACGTGCCGCGCTATTCGTCCGCGTCTGAAACTCAATCAAGCCGCCCTGATGAAAATAACCGTCATCATCGTAGTAGTCCGCGAAATAGATGCCCTCTGTGCCAGCAGCCGCATAAATGCCGTTTTTCGGCTTTAGCATCTCGTAAAAATCTAGCGTGTTCTCGATGAAATTTCGTATTTCCTTGAACATCTTGCGCACAGTCTTGCCGTGATGTGCTGAGTACAAGACACGCTTGCCTTCAATCGCGGCCATCCAAACCGCGTAAAACCTAGCTGCAAAGCTTTTGCCGTTCTGTCTCGGCTTGCTGATGCAAATGGTCTTTGCGGCGAATGAACCGTCATCGTTACGCGCAAGAAACACGCGCATTTCGTAAGCCTGCGAATCATAAAACTTGATGCCGTATTCGCCGAACATGTCCACCGCGTAATCACCCGTGGTATACGCCCAGCTTTTAACAGTCGAAAACGTAGGCTTTTGATTTCCCTTACGCAACATCGCGGTTCATCACCATTTCGCGCGCTCTTTGCGCCGCGTTCTTCTTGCGGTTTTCGTCCGGCAAGGTGTCGATTTCATTGAGCACGTCAATTAACCGCGTGGACATTGCCGCAATGTCTCGCCCACTTTCTGACTTCTCGATTCCGTTCACGATAACGTCGCGCAACTGCTCCAATTCGCGCCTGTTCTTGATTTCAAGTTCGTTGGTAATCTCAAGCCATTTTTTCGACAGAGCCGCAATGTCTCTGCCGCCTGTCTTTTGGTCTGTGATTGACTCCCAAACAGAATCACGCAACGCCTTCAACGTAGCTTTTCTATCGCCCGTCTTGGCTGCTCGTTGTAGCTGTGTCATAGTCTCTTTTCGGTGTTACAGATATGTGGAAACTTCACACGCCTAAAAAAGCAATGGGCGCGCGGGGATTGCTGTCTTACCGCCCCCACCCCCATACGCCACCCAATCACCAATCATCGAACGGCTGTTCTAAATACATCGGCGCTAAAATTCGCTTCTTGGGTTTCTGCTTCGGGTCTTGTCCACGTGCTATTGCGATTACTTCTTCAACTGTTTTGTTGCCGCGCCACGTGTTGCATGCTCGGTGAGCGGCTGCTAGGTTGCCGTAATCCAATGCCGCTGCCTGAGGTGATGCGTAACCGTACTCACGCCATCTGCTGACAGGCTTTAACTCGTCGCACGTGAACGCGCCCGGGTGAAGGTAATGCAGGCTGTAATCTATCCGCGCATCGCGTCCGAACAGCTTGCATATCCAACAGTCCCGTTGCTCAGATCGTAGCCGCGCTGTGAGTTTGCGTCGTGCGTTCCCGTTCGAAACTCGCGGATTGCTAGTCATAACTTCACACCATGCCGCTGCTTCATCAGCCTTTCAGCATGCTTGTATCGCTGGCGCTTGACGTAGCGGCTCTTTGATTTCCCCGCCCCCGAACGTCCACGGTAGGCGGCTTGCGCCCAGATTTCGCGGAGTCCCAGAGCGCGGCGAAAGCGATTGGCTACCAGCGTCGTGCTCGTGGATTGCCTGACGATTCGCTTCAGCTCGTCGCGT